CTGATACTGTCTTAGTGCCTCTAGCCCATCGTGCGTCCGTTCAGCATCAAACCAACATTGCTGCAGCATCTGTCTAACCGCCTGAATCCCGTCTTGCACCGACAAGTCAGGCACAATCGCCATGTTGTTAATCCCTAGATACTCACTCAACTGCTCAATGACTGACTTACCCGCTGCTGCTAGAGTTTTAGCCCTTGCATCGTGCGGTAAGTAATGTTTTGCGTATTTATACGGCTTTTCTACGACTATTTTAGCTATTTCTGCAATGTTTGCACCACTTATTGCAAAATAATCAATGATGTGGATTTCGTTGCGGATGACTTGATACCACCAAATAGCCGTGTCATCACGATAGCCTAAGTCCCAAGCCGTGTATGTAGGTAGGTGCGGATCGTAATCAACACGCCTAACCTGACCGGCATCTGTAATCTTGCGTAAGTCCTCGCCATAAAAAGCACCAAGGATTGCCGCCTCAAACGAACACTCGTACTCTTGCAAGAACTGGTCATCGCTGATCTGTGCGGCAGCTGCCCGTAGCTCTGTGTCGGGTAGCAGTCCAGACTCACTAGCCTTGAGAACAAGGTGAAACCACTCATCAGGCGTTTTTTTGGCTGTTTCAAATATCTGCCAAAACTGGTTCTTTCCCTTTGGTGTACCGGCGAACACCGCCCAACCCTGCTTGTCTGACAATGTAGGTCGGATAACGTTACCCCAAACTGATGGCCTGAAGTCACCGTACTCATCCATGAATACGCCATCAAAGCCCAAGCCACGCATAGCATCTGCGTTGTCAGCCCCAAACAAGCGTATCTTGCCGCCAGTTATAAGCTCGATGGTTAGCTCGGCCTCGTTGGATGACGCAAGCACAGGCGCAGCAAAGTGTTTCAAGTAATCCCAAGCCACAGACTTAGCCTGGCTACGAAATGGCGCAATGTATGCAAATAGTGGGTTTGTGCTTTTGCACATGAGCGCAGCCCGAACAATGTCGTTAATGGCTGCGACTGTCTTGCCAGCTCGTCGGTGTGCAACAAGGCAAGCCCAACGTTCGGTTCTGTTGTGGAATGGCTTGAACGCACCCCGTGGACTATATGGCAAGACTACTTCCCGTCTTGCCACTTGACCACCAGTTCAATTGGGCCATCATTAGCGCCAGTATGTTCGGTTCGTGCAAGTTTAGGAACGTGGTATTCAGCAACAGCCATAAAACAATCAAACGCTGTCTTTGGGCCATACCGTTCATCTGTTGCAATTTGGTCAAGCCATTCTTGTAGTTTGTCAGCATTACCGTCTACAAAGGCTGCTATAGCCTCTCTAGCTTTCGTTGTGCTTTTGTTAGGAATACCAACAGGTCTACCAGCGCCTTCCCTCTTACCGCCTTTGATAATCTTGGATTGTTTTTCAATTGCCATATCTTTTCTCAATGGTCTTAGATTTAAGATTGGTTGAGTTTAGCTTACTTATCTAGCTTATCAAACTCTTGTTGCAGCAACTCTTTTCTCGTTGGAATACCGTTTTTTTCAAGAATTTCAACGGTTTCAGGTTTAAATACTACAAAATTACTTGTTCCTTGACCTGTTTTTCTACTTGTTTGATCTAAATAACGCACCCCAGGTATTCCAAGAGATTCTAAAAAGGCTGACGTATGTTGCGCTGGGCTAGTGTCACCTTTAAACCAATCTGATGCCCCAATTTGAGGTGGTAACGATTCGTGGACTTCATGATGCTCTAACGCTTTATATAAATGCCTACCTTTGTATTCACCCAAAGCGTCACTCATTGAAGTTCGACCACTATTCTCCAATGCGTCATCTATTGCGTTTCTTACATCTTGTGGCAATTTGTCCCAAATATGTTTTTGTTGAGAAAGAGGTTTATCCCAATCGAGCATTTGAGGTATAGCTGCATCAGGAATGTCTGCTTTATACAAATTCCCAATTAAAGGTTTGCCAGATTTCAATACGTCAATTGCATCTTGTGTAAATTTTTTAGCTTCTGGCGTAAGGTTGGGAGAAATACTTTCTTGAAGCGCAGAAATAGCTGTTTCTGGCGTTTTATACATTTTTAAATAATCTGATGCTGTTTGCTCTGGGCCGGCAAGCATCTTTTGATATTCTTTTGCTACTAAAGGGTTTTCAGCAAAATAAGTTCCGTAGCCATATGCTTGTGCGCCCTCACCAGTTCCGACTTTATCTAAATCAAATTTCCCTTTAACCTCGTGCGGTGTGCCATGCCATACATTTAGTGCTAAATCTGTACCACCCACGCCTGTTGGGTTTCGCATCATTTTGCCTGTTGTAATGCCGCCACCAAATACATTTGTAGCTAAATTTAAGGCTTCTTCTGGTGCGTCAAATCCTTGAGTAGATACTCGACCAGGCGCTGTAAATGCATTGACCGCACCCGCCAAAAGACCTGGTAATGCAAATTCCCGTTTATTCATCACAGAGCCTGGCAACGTATCCTTAAACGGTAAGAATGTCGCTCGGCCTTCCATGTCCATTGGTTTCATATACCACGGCTGCGCTTGAGCCTCATTGCGATTAAATTGAGCAATCAATTGGTCTTGAGTCAGTGCGTCAGCAAGTTTTTTAGGATCAGCCACGGTTACGCTCACTTATGTTTTTAGCTTTTGATCGGGCATCTTCTTTGCTTGATGCGCCCCATGCTTTTAAAGCTAAGGCTAATCGAGTCGGTTTCCCGTCTTTCTCCATTGGCCCTGGCATATTGCCCATTCGTGCAAGAAAACTGGCACGTCTTGGGTTATCGCCTGACTTAACTGGTGGCTTCAAGTTCATGCCTTCGGCTTTGGCACTCGCTCGACCTTTGGCATTTAGACCGCCAGCAGGGTTTTGCCCTTCTTTGCGTTGCCAAGCCGCTGTCATTTCTTATTGTCCTTGGCTGTCTTAGCTGATTCTTTAAAGTCTTTAGCCGTAGGTGCGCCTGGATCACCTGGCTTTCTCATCTTTTCGCCGCTGCCTGCTTTAATGCGCTCTTGTTTAGCAAGAATATTGGCGTAGAGTCCAGGCTTATTCATTTGAACGCCTTTAGCTTATAGAGGGTTGAATCGATCAAGTCAGCAATCTCGTCCACAATGTTCTGTAATTCTGAATCTTTGGGCAGTTCGTCACGAATGTCTTTAACAAACGCTTTTACGCCTGTGATGTATTTGACGGGATCGGTGGCTAAATGAAAGTCTTTGGGGTAACTCTTGATGATTGAGTAAGCGCCTTGATAAGCCTCTGCCCATTTATCAACTAACTCAATGATCGTGTCATAGTATTCGTTCAGCGCAACGTGCTTGGCGTAACTGTCGGTCTGCAAGTGCATAAAGTGTGCGTTTGTCCCGCTGTGGAACAAAGTAGACACGAAAACGGCAGGATAATCCATAGTGGCCTCACAAGGTAGCTATAACAATTGTACAACCGCCGCCCGATTTAATCGACCCCCTTGCAATCTCTATTTTGTCAAACTGACCGTCATCCTCAAACACGCCGGCATCTTGCAATGCGTCAAATAAACCTTTTAGCCTATTGTCTAGGTCGATGTTGCGCTTATCCCTTGGGAAGATAGTAATGATCGCCATAAGCCTGTTTGCGCCAAAACTAGGTATTTTGTTGACCGTGACGTACTCTTGCACCGCTAGTTTGTAATCCCTGCCGCCTTGACTGAGGATTGTTCTGCCCCTGAAATTGCGCCAGTAAGTGTTAACTGATGGCGGTAGCGGCAGCTGGAGGGTAGCAATCACAGCAGCGCCTCTGTTTGGGCTAATAAATCTTCTTCAGTAACTCCATACCTTTTTGCAAATAACTTTTTGCCCAAACCATGTACCCCATCATTGCCCACATGATGAGTCGGGCATAACGGTATAACCGGCGCATTTTCACGTTTCATTCCTAATCGTCTGATGTGGTGTAAATGGCTAGGCGTTTCACCGTATCCCAAATGTCGGCACAATGAACAACCAAGGTTAACCAACTTTTCAAATTGTTTACGCTGCGCTTTGGTCAACTTGAGCCTCAGTCCATTCTTGAAGATCAACCACCACAATTTGCATATCCACCGCAATGTCCGCTGCTGCGTCATATTTGCCCTGCAATACAAGTTTTTGGTATTGATGCAGCATTGCTTTAAGTTTAATTAGGCTTTCAGAATAATCTTTCATTTGGTTTTTCTCTGTTCAATAATGATTGATTCGTATTTTTTCTGTAATTCAGCAATCAAATCACCCAAAATATCGGCTTGAATTACCCAATGTGAAGCTATAAATGACTCTGAGTATTTAATTTTAGTTTCTTCATTAACAGAAAAATAAGCCGTGAGTGTTCTCATTTGGTTATTTTCTCAATTTGTCGGTTACTGGCTTGCTCGGTGCGCCAGGCATCAAATCGCATCTGTGCGCTAGTCATACGCCATTTAAGCAACTCGGACTGCTCGGTCGCTGCCCCAATTGCATCACAATGGGTTTGATACTTTGGATTTGCGTAAGCCTCTCGTTCTTGCCCCCCAATGCTAGTTTCTCCTGATTCTTTCATTAAGATAGCTTTTAGGCTTGACTTGAACGCCTCCAGTTGCGCCAGTTCGCCCTTTGCTTTGGCATATGCCGGCGCATTGTCCCAAATGTATTCAATCGCTGGGTGTGGGCTGTATTCACTCATTTAAGTAACTCCCATGCAGTTGCTGCACATAAAGGGACTTGTGCATTTCCAATGGCTTTAAGTCTGTCCACCCTGGCGGGAATCCCATTAGCCACTCTGAGAACATTGGGTTCGGTACTCCACCAAGACAATCGGCTAGATTGTGATTTGTGCCGTGCCTTACTCGAAAACCTGACCCGCTCATTCCTTTGTAATCCCGTGTGGTTGGCGTTACATACTGCCCTAATCCAAATCCTCTCTCTGAGATGGTTTGCACCAACGTCGGCAGCTGATACAACGCCCCATTTTGCATCAAACCCCATTTTGGAAAGGTCTGCAAGGACAACTCCAAGTCCTCTAGAAGTGAGGATTGGGCTGTTTTCCACAAAGACGTATTGGGGTCTAACCTCGCCAATGATCCTTGCCATGTGTTTCCACATTGAGGATTTTGGGCCTTCAATTCCTCCCCCCCCCCCTGACGCTGAAATGTCTTGGCAGGGAAACCCGCCAGATACAACGTCAACAATTCCTCGCCACGGGTATCCGTCAAAGGTTTGACAGTCATCCCATATCGGGAAAGGCGGGAGAATTTTGTCATTTTGTCTGGCGCACAGTACGCTTGCTGGGTATTGTTCCCACTCAACGGCGCAGACGGTTCGCCATCCAAGTAGGTGTCCCCCAAGAATTCCTCCACCAGCGCCTGCGAAAAGAGCCAACTCATTCACTTAGTCCCCTTTCATTTATGTCGTAAAACCAATCGTCACCGGCTGACCATTTGCGTGACCCGTCTACAGTCCAAATGTGGCGTGATGCTTGAAAGTCTGGAAAGTCCGTCTTAGCTGGTATTAACGACTGATCGTACCAAAGGCATCGGTTATTAGGTTGCGCTGCAAATTGTCCATTATCCAACCGGATAAAGTTAAATGACTTATGTTCTTCAGCAACTTCAGTAAAACCTGTGTCTACATCCATACCCTCGGCACAAAAATCTACCGTGAACAAGTATTTTCCAAAATGCCATTCTTTGTCTTTTCCTAAAAATTTAACCCCAAGGTTACGCAAGCCAATTTTTTCATGCACGGTAAATCTGTATCCCATGCAATCCCACAACTGCAATATGTCGTAATCCAGATCACCATGCTTGGTATTCCAAACATAGGCTTGGATAGGCAGTTTGTCGTACAAAGCGCCATACCTTGGCAACAGGCTTTCAATGCGAAACACTTGCCCACGGATTGCTTTGATGCTTACCCAAATGCAAGGCTCAAGCTCACCATGTCCTTTCTCAAAGTTGTACAAATACTCACGCCGCACAAAGCACTTGATTGGCGGTAAGTTTCCAATGATGTAACTCATATTAAATCCATCTGCTTTGGCATAACCTTCCATTCTCGTTCGGCCCGACCACTTTTGCTTTGCACGTTGCGACCAGTTAAAAGAATTTCATGATTGCGTTCTAATTCACTAAGACGCCTGGCAACTTGATTGCCATCGAGTCCTGTAATCGTGGCTATACCGTCTTTTCCCATTGCCCCATATTTGCATAAGGCTTGAATAATGATTGTGGCGTGTTGAGCCGCTAAAGCCTTTGCAGAGTCAGCAGCCGCCCAACTGGTTGACGGGTCGGTGTTTCGAGCGACTTGGTTCATTTTGTCACCTCGTCCAATGCGTAAAGTTTTACACCTTCACAGTTTGGCGTTAATTCTTCCCAAACTTTGTTTTCTGCGTCGTATTCAAAAACACCAACTGGTTGCAACGCTTTTAACTCATAAGCTGCGGCGAGGGCTTTGTCAAATTTATCAATGCACAAACTTGGGTGTTGTGTTTCCATTCTTGCCAACTCAAGCGCATCAATAATTAAATCAATTCTGCTCATAGCATCACCAGGCTTAAAAGTGGAAAAAAACCAAACACAAGCGCCAGCATTAACAAACCGACAACCCAAGCAATAAGCGGTATGCGTTCGTCAGCTTGCGTATAGCGTGTTTGGTTACGCATTGTGCGAGTGGTGCGGCCTGTCCAGTTAGGATCGCCTAAGTCAGTCAGAAAGGGCCAGTTACGCTTATTCATTACCGTCCTCCTCGTTAGCGGTGACGGTTTCAATGTGGTTAACGTCGATAAAGTGTGTGTACATTGGCACAGCACACATCAACACTTCGTCACGATCAATCTTGATGTACGGTTCGCCATTGCTATCTGTTTTTACGCCATCAGCAAATTGATCCATAAGCTCTGCAATCTTTTTGTCGGTCAGCTCACGGCTAAGTTCACGCATCAACTGGCGCTTGCCCTCGTCTGTCATTTGGATGTATGAGTATTTCATCGCTTACCCCTTGAACCCGTTGGCTTTTAGGAATTGCTGCTCGTCTGGGCTTGCCATGCAGATCGCCATCATGTGTTTTTGCAAGTATGCCGCTAGCTTTGCACGATTCTTGTCGGATGGGTCTGCTTTAAATGCTTGGATTAATTTGCTCATTTATGTACCTTTTGTCGTGGTTGATGGTGCAGTAAGGTAGAACGTTTAACTTGTTAGAGGGCTGACTCGCATACTACCGTGACCCTTTTCTACCCCAATGAGAACGCGGAACTACTTCTCGGCGGTGGTTTCCCGTTAAATCTAATAAACCTTACTGCATGACTAATATTAAGCTATCTAAACACTAATTACATAGGTGTTAACCCTAGTTTTTGCAATTATTTTTAATTTATTTGGATTTTTACAACAAAACGCCCCAATTAAGGGGCGGTCGATGGAACAAGGAGTGAACAACACCGACAATTTATTATAAGTTGTTTTTACGCTTGTAGAACGCTAGTAAATACTGAAAACAATCCCATGCAGAGGCCAAATCATCCTCTGAATGTTCGATCAATTTAACATCACCTTCGGCAGTAAAAAACACATTGGCGCATCTGGCTGTGGGTTTGCCAAGGCCGACACGGTAGGCAGCCAATTGCATCAGTTGTTCGTGATACGGCACAACCTTGTCGAGCTTGTCTTTGCTCTTAAAGTCGATCACGATGTTTTCAGCAATCAAATCCACCTTGCCGCCAAACCCCTCATAAGCAAACGAGCGTTCTGCCTCCCAAGTTTGGTCATGCCCAAAATGGATTCTGATCGACGCATCAACCTGGTTAACGTAAACAGGGTAATTGTCTTGTTCGCCACGGTAAAAACGCTCAAGCACCCCATGCATTTGTGTGCCACGATCCATAGCGTCACGGCCTGTAGATTTAGAATCGGACATAACCCGTTCTAACCAGTTTCCTTCTGTTTCGCCAGCAATGCGTGGCAACGTCAGCGCAGCCAATAATACTTGTTGTTGCAACCAGTTTGATAAGCCAGGCTTTGCAACCAATCCCAAAACCGTAGTTACCGACGGTACTAAATTGAGTTCCCGTGCGTCACGAACCGTTGTGTTGCGTTCTTTGCCGTTCTTGCCAATGATCTTGTACGCTGGTGAACCGTCAGCTGCGTACCAATGGCCTGATTCTGAGTCTGCTGATTTGATAATCATTTTTGCACCTGTTTAGCTAGTTGTTTAAGCATCT